CATCCCAATGCATTTCTACTACATTGTGAGATACATTATTCAAGTTAACAACAGATGAATCAGGGTGATCTAATTCGCCTAATGCTCTTCTTTCTTTAATATTTACATCGGCATATTTCTTAGCTTCACGCATTAAAATATTACGCGGATACACTCTACCATTTTGGTTTTTAGATTCAGCTCGCTGCAATACGCCTTTTACCATTAAACGTCCATTATTCTTCTCCATTGATTCATTGATCATTTCTGGAGTTACGTCGAACGTAATAGTATCTACTAATAATGTTTTATTCATTGTTATATCATTTGTTTAGCCATTTTCATAAAAAGAGATTCTTTAATGTTCTTTTTACTAATATTAGCTTTTTTAAATCCTAATTGATTAACTGTATCGTCTTTAACTTTACCAAATGCCGCAGGAATGTTATATCCATCGACACTCGCTGTAGTAGATTCTTCGTCTAATCTATCTGTTTCTTCTCCGTCTACTACAAAGTTAAGAATTTCAATTCCTAATGATTCAAACTTATCTCTTAAATCTAATAAGTCTTCATATGTATTTACAGGAAATTCATTTGTAGCTCTATAGCCAGGTAGCATTTTTTTGAAGTACGGATCATCTTCTGCGATGTCATTTGCATCACGCGCATCACGTACGGATGTAACGATCATAAAATCATGATCATTTGATTCTTTTAAATGTTTCATGCTTTCAAATATGTAATTTTTATACGACATATTACTTACCAAATAATACTAATACTCTACCTGTACTCGTCGCAACTATTTTATAAACTGGTATAGGCTGAAATACTCCGGCTGTTACATTTGACCCCGTAATATTATACCCAGCAGATCCGGATATTTGTACACCAGTTGCATCTGATACAATAAATCCTAATGTATTACCATAGCTACCGGTAAATGTAAATGGACTATTAGCAGATGTAACTACTACAAATGATGAAGCTTCGTTAGTGTATAATGAAGGTTCTGTAGTTACTGTATATGGGCCTGATATAGGTGTTGACATATTATAATTTATTTAATTCTTTTACTAGTTCATGATAACGTAACAAAGATACTAAGTGATTTTCTTTGATTGTCTTTGTTGTAGTAAATGTGTTTAATAAGTTAGCTACTTCATTTAATTTGATAGTAGTAACTGTATCTGACACTTTTTTACGTAATCCTAAAATTGTTTTTCTTAATTCTTTTGACTCTGTTATTACAAAGTCTTTTAACTCAGTACCTTCAGTAATTGAATTAATATAAGCTCTTAATACTCGTTTTTGACCTTCATTTAAGTCTGAATACTTTTCATTGAACTTATCTACTAGAATCTTATAAGCTAATAATCTAACTTCTTTATCTTGCTTAGCAAATACTTCCATTTCATTAATAGGAGCAATTGCTTTTTTAGAAGATCTAGTAATGTGCTCTACTAATGTGTATTTGTTGTTAACAATTTCTAATGGAGAATCAGCCGCTGTATATTCAAACAATTTATATGCTGAAGCTAATACCTTATAGTTATTAACTTTTGATTTAAAGAAATCTTCTAAAACGTAGTTGTTTTTAATTTCTTTAATAAGAGCATACTTTTGTCTGTTTAATGAGGAATTGTTTAATGATTTACGAGCAGATACGACTGCATCAATAAGTGCATTTGCTTTATCTTCTTTAGAAAATTGTTCTTTAACTAAGGTTTGATAAAGGTTCAATTCTTTTGCTAACTCGGTAGACTTTGCAAAGTACTTTTTAATTAAAGGTAATGCATTGGAGTCTACATTATTCAATGTATCCGAGGCTACTTGTCTGACTAATAATTCAAACAGCACGCCCGTATTTTTGAATTTTGAATGTTTTAAATTTTTCATTCAGTTATTTTTCTAGCTTTACTTATAAATATCGAATATTTTATATTTCCGTTTGAATTAAATTGCGTTCATCCAATAAAGAGGTTTTAACAACTTCTTCTTTAAGGACTGTCTTTCTGTTTAACTTGCTTTTTAATCCTTCCATATCAAATTTAGACTCGTTTCTAGCATTTTTCCATGCTACTTTACCTATAGGATCATATCCTCTTGGGTGTTTATGAGAATTGTATTTCATAGGTTCTTTTGGTCTACCAGCTCCAGGCCATCCGCCTTTAGGTGCTTTTGCTCTGTTATGAACTGGGTCATCATCATTTTCTTTAGTTAAATAAGGATTAGCTGATTCAAATGGATTTGCTGCTCCTGTTTCTCCGCCTTCGCCTTCTGCTCCTTCTTCTTCTGCTGGTGCTTCTTCTCCTTCGGCTCCTTCTTCTTCTTCCGCAGGTTCTTCTTTAGGTGCATTTGCAGGATCTTCTCCTTCTTCTTTAATCTTTGTTCTTCTGAAAGCTTCTTTCATGTCATAGATTTGTTGTTGATCTATTTCATCTATTTCACTTGATTCAAAGTTAAAGATATTTTTATAAATCCATTCACGTGACATTAATTCACCTTCAATCATTGACTTGGCTAAGTCAACTTTGCTTGAATATAATGTTAATTTTTCTTGTTCATAAATAACAGATGGAGATGTCATATGAAGTTCAAAGTCAATTAAATCTTCATTTTCAAATCCTTGAGATATTAAGTGAATAACTGCTATTTTAGATAACTCGGAAATTGTAATACGTTGAATTCTTTCTACTGTTCTAGCAAAACGAACATCTTCAGCTGCTAACGTAGCTTTACCTGAAAGACCTTCTTCATATCCTAAAAATGACTTAGGAATTTTTAATCCTGCCATCATTTTATTTCTTAAGTATTCAATATCATCAATACCGGTAAATTCCATACCTGATAAAGTATCAATTTCAGTACCAGATTGACCACCACGAACAGGTAAGAAATAATCTTCTAACATGTTCTGTAAGTTAAACTTTAAATTGTATTCTCCTGTTTGTTGATCTACATAAGGAGTCTTTTTCATTTGATTGATAATACGTTGCATGTAATTATCAACTTCATTTGGTGGAATATTTCCTACGTCAATTTTAAATATACGTCTTTCAGGTGCTCTCATAATACGATGAATAAGCATCGCATCTTCCATCATTACTAATTGTTTCCATGTTTTTCTAGCACCTTCGATCATTGACTTACCATAAGGTAAAAAGTTAGAATCTGTTAAGTTTCTAAAATGAGCAATTTCAAAGTCTTTAAATCTAACATCGCCCGCACCTAAAAGTTTAAATTGTACTGAATATGGATTTTCAGGATCCATTCCTTCTTCTCTTACAATTTCATAAGCAGATAATGGAGTTACGTTAACAATTCCTATTTCTTCTTGTATATCTAATTTAAGATACATGTCGCCGTATTTACACATATTACGAACCCATGGCCATAAATTAAATTCAACGTTTAAAATGTCATAAAATAAATTGTAAAGAATCTTTTTAATGTTTTCGTTATTAGATGAAATTGTTAATACATCTCCGAAATCATCTTTCATAACTGTTTCATCAGCATAAATGTCCAATGCAGAAGAAATAATAGGATCTTGGTCCATTATTTCATAATCTGTATACAATTCTGTTTTAGAAGAAAAGTAATTATAATTTGGATTGTAAGAAACGTTTGCTGCGTTAGGTCTAACTCCGTGTAATCTAGTAAATCTGTCTACATATCTAGAGTTGTGTAAATTTCCAACTGACTGAATGTGGTTAGAATCAATTGTACGTAACTTTCCTTTGCCGACTCTACGAACTACTACATTTGAAGAAAATAATTTTGAAAGCCGAGTATATAAGCTGGTATCTGCCATATTTAACTTAATATACTAATAAATATAGCTATATTAAATTAACCAGGTTAAATCTTCGGGTGGGGTCTGGCTGTTGCCAACCGACATTGCCCAACCAAAATCTTTTAAATTGTTTCCAGATGAATTGATTGCACCTAATCTATTTCCTAAATAATCTAAGGTCTTTTTATTTAGTTCTATACCTTGTTGTCTTAATATTAACGCAGTATCTCTAATCCAAAGACCAATTGAAAACGACATTACTAAGTCGTCATTATAACCATGTTGTGCTTCGGGACGACCGTTTGAATAAATAAATACAAACATTTCTTCTATTAAACGTTTAGAACGAATAATAGGAGCACGTTCTCTCATGTATGTTTGCATTTTAGAAATAATCAATGGACGTGTTTTTGCTGAGTTAGTAAATCCAGCTACCATTTGAGATGTATCTTTTAAATCTACATATCTAGCTAATTGCTGAGATACATCTTGTATTGATGAATCTTTAGGAGAATAATACAAGTTTCTGTATCCTCTATTAATTGCTACTTGAATAGTTGCCCATCCAATGTTTGCATTTTCAATTACTAATAATGCATCGTTATATTCTGTAGCTACGTTAACAAGCATATTTCCGTAATTTGTAGTATCTATTTGACCTTTGTATTCTGCTACTTGAGTCATTGTTTCTACGTCAATAACATGAAATGCAGAAAAGTCACTACCATCTCCTCGCGCTACGTCAGCACATACTATATAATCTTTTCCATTACCATATGTCGGCGGCTCCCATATCCATAAATTACCGTCATATCCTCGTTTTTCTAATGGTTCTGATACATGGGTTTGTTCGTACCATTGCAATGTAGCACCATCTACTACCGTATTACCAGATGTAATAAAGTCACAATCACATTCTTGAGCTGCTTCTGCAGGACCTAATAATTCATCTTGTTTATCTCGCCATGATTGATCTCGATCAGGATGTACCGTCCAATGCAGTTTAATAGGATTAAATCTAGCACCAATCCCTGACTTAGTCTCTGCACCTACCCATACTTTATGAAAGAAGTTACCAGTACCATTAGGTGTCGATAATACAATTGCTCCTCCACCTGTTGCTAATGTTTGCTGAGCCGCTGTCCAAATTTCATCAATGTTTCTAATAAACGCTGCCTCATCTATAATCAAAAGTGATAATGCTTCTGAACGACCTGATGTTCCTGATGAAGAAACTGCTTTGATTTGCGAACCATTATCAAATCGTAAAGACAATTTATTTGCTTCTGTCGCTGCCTTTCTTAACCAACTAGGTAAATACTCGTGCATTACCTTTACTTTTAATACTAAGTTTTTAGCAACTTCTTGTGTTGTAGCAATTACAAGAATGTTTTTATCACTAAAAAACGTCATTAACCAAAGAGCATATCCTGCTGATAAAGTAGATATACCTAACTGACGAGACTTAAGAATTACATTGTAATCGTTGTTTCTTAAATCATTTAATGTATCTTCCTGAAATGGATACAAATGAAATGGTATTTTTCCTTTTTTAGGATGTTGGATCTTGCAATACTTTTTCATAAAGTATACAGGATCTTGAATACATCTTTTGTATTCTTCTTTTATTAAGTCTTTTATGTTTTGACCTGACATAACCTTATTTTATTTACTTGCCTATTTTCCAATACACGCCTGCTTTTATTACTGGTTCTAATCGTGTATTAACTCCTACTCCTAATTTATACAATCGTTTACCTTCTTGTTCATAGATTCCGTCTAACATTATAAAACTAGAACTTTTATTTAAACCAACTGACGGACCTGCAAAAAATGCTTGCTTTCTAACAATTTGTTTTATAATTTCACGTTCTATAATTTTATGTCTAACAGATGCAATCAAATCATGATTTAATGAATCTAATGGACAACTAGAATAAATGTTACTGTAGAATGTAACAGAGAATGAATCTGTTTTATATACAAATGTATCTTTTGTTGTGTATTTTTGTGTATTAATAACTATTTGATTACCTGTAGAATCAATAATAGTATCATGAACCCATCTTATTTCAGGTACAGGCTTAATCTTAGTCTTTCCTTTTAATTTAATAGTATCATGAATATAAGATATTGTCTCGAATGTATTAATATCTGTTACTATTGTACCGCTTCCATTGCACTTATACATTGCAATCATAACAGTAATCAATACAATAATCAAATAGGTCTTAAAATCTTTCATATTAGTCTTTTACAGGACCGCCAGTTACCCATGCATTACATGTTCTAGAACCAGCGCACTTAAATTTAAGCATTGTGCAATAACCTAACTTACCAGCATCAACAGTATCCCATGCTTCTAAACTAGGTGTTTGATTTTGTTGATTTGGCTTGCTCGGATCTGGTTCTGCAACAGGCGCGGGTGCTGCAGGTCTTGCAGCTTGCGGTTGAGTTGGATCTTCTCCTTCTGGTATTGTTACATCAACTTCTTTTTCGCCTTTTGATAATCCTACTTCTATACATTTTAAAATTCTAGACGTAATATTAAATGCAGCACAATTGTTGCATCTAGCAGACTTAGCTTCTTCGATAGAATCTAATTTCCATGCTTCCATTTTATCCTTCCAAAACTTAATAGAAGGATTGTTAGGATTGTAAGGTCCATAGCCATATCTTTCAATAGCATTTTGTCTGTGTTTTAAATTCACTGCTACATCCTGAGTAGCAACGGGACATTTAATCGTCTCTTCGTTTAATAATTCTGTTAACTTGATCATATTATTATTTTACCATGCTCTACAAGACCAGTAACGCGCTTTCCAACGTGGGCCTGGATTATCGCAATTATGTCTAGCTCTAAATGATTTTCTTCTACCTGGATCTGATTTTTTAATTCTCATGTTAGGATCTCCAAAAGAAACTTTTACTACATTTCCTTTGTCGTTCTTAACATATACAGCTCTTTTTCTAGGACCGCCGGGTGTATAAAAAGGTTTGCCCAATTTTACTTTACGACCTCTGTATTCTGCTTCTTCTAATTCTTCGGTTTCTTCTTTAACACAGTTGTTAACTCTTTTACCTGTTCTAGGAGAAATCTTAGTCTTAGGACTGCCTATTTTATATCCATCCCAACAAGAAGGGTCTAATCGTTGGCCGGCTTCTTCAACTTTTTTTTTTGACTCAGTTTTTAGTTTTTTCAAATCACCTACTACTAAGTCTGTCGAAGATTCTTTTGGCGACTTCATTTTTTTGTCATAGTCACCCATCTTGATACCTTTTTGCTGCGACTTTTCTCCGAATACCATGTCTTCTAATTCTTTTTCTTCTGGCATTTCAGATACTTCTTCGTCTTCAAACCAATCATGCATTTTAGCACAATCGTTCATAAACTGAGCAATGTCGTCTTGGTCTGCTTCAGGAAACTTTTCAAATCCTAATTCATAGAATTTGTCAATGTCGCCATCATCTAACAAGTTTTCTAATTTTTTCTTGTTAGACTCAACCCATTTGCTTACTTGGTCGCGAAGCGATATTGGTTGCTCAATTTCTTCTAATAGTTTTTTTAATCGTATCATGGTGATATACTAAGGTCGTTTTCTAATTTCTGTATAAAGTTTATTTTGAACTCTGCGAATTCTTTTTCTATTTTATCAGCAACTTCTTCAGGTGTTACATTATGATGCCATTTTTCATATGTACCATCGGAATTTGCATACGTAGCTGGATTTCTAAAACCATCGATGATTTCTTGCGCTTCTTTCTCGGCATCTTTTAACCAAGCCATTGCATTTGCAAGCACTCTTCGTTTTTCATATTCTTCGTATTTGCCTTCGATTCTCAATTCATGTTCATATGCTACTTGACATTCGAAGCAATGCTTTTCTAAACTCCAAAACTTTTTATCAAAGCGATGTTTCATTTCTTTATTACACTTTGGACAACATGATGGCATTCTGTACTCTGCCATTGAATCCAAAAACTTGTTTACAGAAATTTTAAAACCATCTCGCTGCTCCCATTCTCTACCATTTGCATCTATCCATCGGTCGCCGTCTTCACGTGGTTTATTGTTTTCACCTTGATATCCTACAACTG